GAATTTGGCTAATTTAAACTAAAAGAGTATTGAGAGGTAAACCATCATGATGGGAGGAGGATCCCCACCACCACCACAGATAATATATCCACCAGCTGCTCCACCACCAGCTCCTACTACGCAAGTTCCTACTCAGGCTCTTGCTAGTCAGTCAGCCTTAAACGAAGTAAGTGGAAAGCAACAAAGGTTGAATATGGAACTTGGTGCTCAATTAGATAGAACTAATGCAGAGTTCTTTGCTGGTCAAGATATTAGACGTGGTCAAGCTGCTTCTGCAGAACAACGTCTAACTATAGACAAGCTAGGTGAAGATACTCGTGCTACTGCAAGAGTTACAGGTCAGGAGCGTCGTGCTGAAATAGGAGAAACTGGTCTTCAATATAGAAGAGGATTAGAAACTGCAGGAGAACAGGATAGAGCATTAACAAGAGAAACAGGCACAGAGCAAAGAAAGACAGTAGGCACTACTGCAAGAGAACAAAGAACAACAGACTTGCAGAAAGAGATGTTTAGACGCTATAAAGAGAATAGGGACTTCGAGCAAGCACAAAGCCAATATAGAACATGAAGAAATGGATTCAGACTTTAACTAACAAAGATCGTGAATCCTTTCTTGAATTTTGTAAAAAAGCCAGTTCTCCAATACAGATATATTTATTTTCCCGTTTTCTAGGTTTTCAAGGGACAGTTGTGGAATGCAACGAGTGGTCTACAAAAGAATTTAAAAAACGAAATTTTAATGTAGTTTTAGAAGCTGAAATAGATAATATGCAGATTGATATAAATAAATTACGTGATGCAATTGATATGGGTCTTGTAAAACAAGATATGGGTGCAGCGAGAATAGCAATGCTTCAAAAAGAATTACGTGGAGCTATAAAACAAATAGAGGATAAAAAGATTTTACAAGATAAACAAGGATTAATTTTGGCTGGTGCAGATAGAGCACTACGTGAAATGTTATCTATCTTTAGAGATGATCCTATTGAAGGACCTTTACAAGAAGCATCAATGGGAGTTTGGACAAAAATTCTTCAAGAAGAATCTTAAGCAAAAGTACGCTAAGCTACATTTATGGCAGGCACAAGTATCTACAGCGTTTATAGACGCACAGCAAGAGCAGCTGCAAAACAACAAGTAGTTAAGAAAACTTCTAATGTTGATGTAGAAAGGGCTAGAAAAAATTTTGCATATTTTTGCGATGTTGTAGGGGGAAAACCTCCTGCGAAACACCACCTTGAGTGGCATAAATTTTTATGTACAGGAGATGATAGTGAATGTCTTAAGGGTATTGCTGGTCCTAATGTTGACATATTGGCTCCTAGAGGATCTGCTAAATCTACCGTATTAGGTTTATATACAGCATGGGCTATCGGCATACATGCTTTAAAAAAAATGCCTTTGAAAATTTTATATATTTCTTACACTGTTGATGTTGCTAGACCAAAGAGTGCAGCAATAAAAAGAATTATAGAAGAAAGTAAAATTTATAAAGAAATTTTTCCTACAGTAAAGATTGCTAAAGGAATTAATTCTAATGAATATTGGAGCATAGATTGGAAGTTTGCAGGAATAAAATCTACTGGTGAAGAAGAGTTTAGTGTTTGTTGTGCAGGATTAAAAGGTGCTGTTACATCTAAAAGATCTCATCTCTGCATAATTGATGACGCTATCAAAAGTGCTGATGATATTAAAAACAAAGATATTCGACAAGCTATGGAAGATAACTGGAACGCAGTTATTGTTCCTACTATGTTTGAAGGTGCTAGAGCTATTTGTTTAGGAACTAGATTTAGACATGATGATATTCATAGTAGAACTTTTCTTCCTGCTAATGGTTGGAAACAAATAGTTCAATCTGCAATAACTGTAGATAAAGAAGGCGAGGAAATGTCTTACTGGCCTGACATGTGGTCTTTAGATTATTTAAGTCAAAGAAGAAGAATAGCTCCGATAGCGTTTAGTTATCAATATCAGAATCAAGTTGTACAGACTAGTGAATTATCTTTGTCTCCAGATTTAATTGTTAAAGGAAATATATCTACTGATTTTGATGCTTTAGGAGTTGGTGTTGATTTATCAGCTGGAGTTAGAGAAAGAAATGATTACACGGTTTTTGTTATGGGTGGTCGAGTAAAAGATAAAATTCATATTATTGATTGCAAAAGAGTTAGGGTGATGGGAAATTTAGAAAAATTAGAACTTTTAATGGAAATGATGGAGGAGTGGGGAGTGATCATGAAAGATGGTAAAAATTATTTTCCTACAGGTACTTCTTTACATGTATGGTCTGAAGCAGTTGCATATCAAGCTTCTCTAGAGGCAGACTTTAAAAGAATATGTCAAACAGAGCAAGGTTTGTATAATTTAATTTGGCATCCAGTAAAAGGATTTCGTGGAGACAAAGTTGCAAGATTTCGTGGAATAATGGGACTTTTTGAGCAAAGAAAAATTATTTTTAATAAGTATCGGAAGTTTGGAGCATTAACAGATGAGATAGTAAATTTTGGTGTTAGCTCACATGATGATTGCGTAGATGCTTTAGTTTGGCTATGTAATGGGTTAATGACTCGTGGAAAACTTGAGTTAGAGTATTGAGGATTTAAACTAGAAGTATTAACAATGCCAGAACCAACTTTTTACAAACTTGAACTTGAGCAAGATGCTTATGGTTCAGCTGTGATTTCTTTACCTGATGAGCTATGCCACGACATGGCACTTCAACCAAATGAAAGATTTGATGTTGAAGTTGAAGGAGATGTAATTACATTAAAGCGTTTACATGCTGGTTATGTCATTGACCAATAGCAAAGGGATCTAATTAATGGAGAGTAATAGTAAAGCTGTTCTAGATGAAATGATTAAATCCGTCATTACTCGTGATGGAAAAGGAACAGCAGACACAATGCTGGTTAGTTCTCACTTATCCCAAATGAAGATGTTTGGAATAAGACAGGGAGTAGAGTTTTATCCACAGCAAGACAACTTTGGTACGCAAAGATTTGATTTTATTCAGCAAGTTATAAAGTTTAATCAATTAGATGCAAGATTAGATGCAATATGGGATAGATTTCTAGCATATGGAAAAGGATTATTTTATATAAGACCTACAAAAAAATCTTACAGAATTTATTGGTTTAATAAAGATTCTTATAGGACATATTATTCACCTGAAGGAGAACTAGAAGAAGTAATCATTATTTATCCATATAAGGTTAGATCCTCGAAAGGTTTTGCTGGAGTGGGTTTAAATACTGATAAGAGATATATGAGATTAAAAATTACGGCTACAGAAATAGAAGAATATCATGCAGAACAAGAAATAACTTTTGATCAAGAAAATACAAATTTTGCGACTTTTGATAAAAAAGTTGTAGAAAATACTATGGAGTTTATTCCATGTGTTGAAGTATTTAATAATCCTGATGCTTTTGGTACTGATGGTTCAGGTGAGTTTGATTTTATTGCTAATCAAATTTCAGCTCATGACGAGATGGTCAAGAATATTAGAGCAAACTTATCATTCTTTGGTAATCCAACTTTGCTATCATCTAGACCTAAACAAGATATTGTAGAAAGCGATTCTGAAACGGCACAAAGACCAAGTATATCTAGTCAATCAGGTTTTGCTTCTAATGTTGATTTATTTAGTTCTACTTATAAACAAGATCCAATAACAAGACAACAGCCAGGTTATGCAGGAAGGCCAGGTAGTGGAATGAGAGTTCCTAGGGTTATAGCAAACTTAGAACCATCAGATAGAGTTGGATTTATAACTCCAAATGCTGTTAGTTCTGATCAGGCTAGATTTTCGGAACAACTAAGAAGTGAAATTAGATTAGCTCTTGGAGGTATAGATGATTTAAGTATCACTAACGTAACAGCTACAGAAATTAAGTCTGCTTATGGACGTGTAAGTGCTACAGCTAAGAAAAAATGTTTACAGATTTATCAGTATGGAATTTGTAAAGTTTTTGAATTAATTATTTTCCAAGAAGAACAAATTTTTAGAAAATCCTTAGCGTTTGCTTCAGGAATAAAATATCCTGAATTACCAGAAAATACAGAAGATCCTAAAGCTTTAGATAAGTATGAAAAACAAAAAATTAAGTATGAACAGAAACTTCAACAAGCTATTGATACTGCGGTTGAAACAAGAGAGATTCCTGATGGTGTCTTAGGACTAGCACCTGATGGAGATAGAACGGTACTTTGGAGATGGATGGGTCCTGTGTATGAAGATACAGCACAGGATAAACTCAATCAATCCATCTTTACTAGAAACCTTCAAGAATTGGGGGTTGATAGTATAGAAGCACTGAAGTACTTATTTCCTTCAA